AATACCATTTGGCAAAACAACCGATCAAGAGTATTTATCCAGGCTACGATGGATGACAACCCCACACTAATGACTAACGATCCTCAGTACGTTGCTAACATTGAAGCACTCAAGGATGAAGACTACGAGACTTATATGGCTTGGAGGTTTGGTGATTGGGATAGATTCGCAGGTCAGGTATTTAGTGAGTTTAGTCGCAAGTCTCATGTTATCCCACCAGTTGTACCAAAAGAAGGCACTCACTATCTCTGGATGGATTGGGGATACTCAGATCATCACCAAACATCATTTTCAGCTTACCTCTCCACTGTTATTAGAAGTAAAACTAAAGACGGTCAGAGCTTTCATCAAGTAATTACCTTTCAAGAGTTTTGTGGTAATAAGAAAGACCCCGAGGAATGGGCTAGAATAATTTATAAGAGCTGTAAAGAGATGGGAATTAAACCCAAGCTAGGCATCTGTGATCCCTCTATGATTGGTAGTAAGAAAGAAACATCACAACTGCCAGGTGATCTAATGAGAGCAGAGTGGAAGCTTCTTAACGGGGGTAAAAACTGGCTCAACTTAATAAAAGGCAATAACTCTCGCACTGGTAGGGTCGGTGGTGTAGCTGTAGTACACAAGTGGCTCTCAGCACCACACATCATTCCATACTGGCAGATCACAAGCACCTGTACTCACCTAATTAGAACTCTGCCCATGTTAGTGTATGATGAGCATAGTGTAGAAGATGTTGATACGGGCATGGAAGATCATCCCTATGATGCCTGTAGATACGGACTAATGCACGTGAAATTTATAGGAGTGAAACCAGGTAGTTACTCAGTTATACCAGGTGAGAGGAAGAAGGTTCTTAGCACTGATGATCGAGGACTGCCAATTATTAATCCTAGTGAGTTCTTTGGAGGGTTGAGCTAATGTCAATGAAAACACAGTCAATAGTTGGTATTTTAAGAAAGGAAGGAAGAACTCCAGATAAAACTTCAGTTGTGTTTTCAGCAAGTGAAAATGGGAAAGAAATGCGCTGTATGACGTGTGGTATACATTTAGCATTTAGACAACACCGTATATTGCGTATTACTGATTTTGATTTATCAGAAGTTTTAAAATCATCTCCAGTTACTATGCAGTGTAGAAAGTGTGGTCACATTTATGTGATTCATATAGTATAATGTGGTTAAATGATTTCTCACAGAAAAAGCAGCACAAGAATATATTTTAAATGGCAAGACATAAAGGGTAGGTGTTTAAATAAAAATAGAGATTCATACAAATACTACGGCGGTAGAGGAATTAAGGTTTGTGATAGGTGGATAAATAGTTTTGAGAACTTTTATGAGGACATGAAAGATGGTTATAGAGATAATTTTTCATTAGATAGGATAGATAATGATGGTGATTATGAGCCTGGAAATTGTAGATGGGTGGAGTGGAAAGATCAGTGTGTTAATAAAAGTAATAGTAGAAAATTAACCCTTAAAGGAAAAACACAAACGATAGCCGAGTGGGCGCGCGAAATTAGGGTTAGTAGGCACACTCTTTATTGGAGAGCCAATAAAGGATTGTCAACTGATGAGATATTAAAGCACTAAATATGCTATAATAAATTTAGGATAAACTACATCCAGCTCTTAGGGCTGGTTTTTTTATATTATGATAAACGAACTCCCAGAAATAAACTCAATACTTGAACAACCAGCAGAGATAATAGATCCGCTACATCTTAACTTAGATGAGGATAGGGTTGTTAAAACACTCAAGAGTAATATCCAGGCTTCAATAACTCACTATCAGAGTAAAGATCTATATGCCAGACAACAAAAGAATGTTGACTATTACTTGGGTAAACAAAAACAATACAAGGCCTCTAATAAGGCAGGTGACTACAAAGAGAACATCATCTATGAGGGTATCTCTAGGCAGAAACCCATTGAACTCTCAAGACTTCCAGATCTCACCGTAAAGGCAGGTAATGACACCAAGGAGAGCAAAGAAACAGCAGAAATGCTCTCTAAGGCAATTAACAACGACATCAAACAAAGACAGAACCGTAAATTACTGGGGCTTGCCATCAAACAAGAACCCCTATATTTCTTTAGTGCTATAAAAGCTAGATGGAATCCTGAGAAGGGAATGTTTGGTGAGTATGAATTTCTAAACGTACACCCAGATAACATCGTGTGGGATCATCTCAACCCAGATAGTAGTGCTAACAATATGAGGTTTGTAGCAGAGAAAACAAAGTTGATGCTCAAAGAGGTAATAATGATGTTCCCTGATAAAGAGGACGAGATTAAGAAAGAGTTTGGCTGGATTACTACTGATAAAGGTGATGAAGAGAAAATGGCTTCTCCCATTAATATCTGGGAGGTGTGGTTTCACTGGTATAAACTAAAGGATGGCGAAACAGAGAGAGTAGATGGCGTGTTGTGGTTATATAAAACACTACCGCTCAAGCAGATGAAGAATCCATACTTTGATTACCAGGGACGAAAGAAAACCTTCTCTATGCAGATGGAGGAAAAACAAGCCATGAGCATTGATGACATATTAACCTCATTTGATGTTCAGAGTGGAGAGGATGAACCTGAAAGCTCAGTTGTCTACAATAACTATTTCCAAGACCCAGAGAAACCTTACTTCTTCATGGTCTATGAGAACATGGGTGAAGATCCTATTGGTGCTACTTCAAGAGTAGAGCAGGTATTAGAGTTCCAGGACTCAATCAACCAAAGCGGTGCAGTTATTCAGGATATGAACATCAGGAGTAGGGGTAAAGATCTTTTTGATACAAACTCTATTCCTCAAGACACACTCGATGCTGTTAATATTTATGATATAGATCAGGTACTAGGACTAGATGTGCCACAGGGACAATCAATTAATAACGTTCACAGTAGGATAGAACAGAAACCAGCAACAGCACAGCAGTACAGATCAATGCAAGAGGATAGGCAGAAAGCCTTTGAAATGCTTGGGGTTGGTGCTACTACAAGAGGACTACAAGAACCCGATAGCACACTAGGTGAATCACAAATGGCTAGAGAAGCCGATTATGGGGTAATTGATGACATCGTAGAGGATACTATTAACGCCTGCGCAGAGTGGCAAGCTAGATGGTCTATGCAGTTTATTAAGCTGTTTTACACCAAACCACACATGAGGCACATCCTTGGTAAAGATGGAGAGGTTTTGCACACTAAACTCACACAAGATATGGTAGATGATGGTATGGAGGTAGTGGTTAGTGCATCGGGAGTTGATAAAATGATGCGCAAGAGAATGGCTATGGAGAATATGAAACTTGGCATAGGAGATCCACTTTCATACTACGAGGACACAGAACAATCTAACCCTAAAGAGAGAGCTTTAAGAGCTATGCTGGCACAGGGCGCACCCCAGATGTATATGCAACAGTATTTGATGGAACCACCAACACCCCAGGAAGCAGGACCAGCTACACAAGCAGCTCTACAGGCTTCCCCAGGAGGAGAACAGCCAGTACCCCCACAACAAGCAGAACCACAAGCTCCTATGGGTGGAGGGGGAGAGTCGTGGAGATGGCACTCAGCTCAACAACGCTAATGTGATATAATGCAAATATGAATGATCCCACATCTGATGCTCTCAACCAACTAGACACAGAAAATTTCAAGAAAGAGATAAAAGAAGAAGCCGTGAAAGAAGCACAAGATGCTTTAATTCAGCGTTTACAGGGTGATAAGGATGGTTTTGAATGGGAGAAAAGGGGCAAGAAAGCTCCATCTGACTACAATGAAATGTTTGCAGAATCAGATAGACGAGCAGATGAGAAGCTAGAAAATTTCAAACAAGAACTAGAAAAAGAGAAAGTAGAAAAGGCAGAGGCTGAAACTAAACTTCAGGAAGATAGTCGCAAAGTAAAAGCAGAAGAACTAGAGAACAAGCGTAAAGGATTTGATAATGAGTGGAGTGATCTAGTTAAACAGGGTAAAATGAAGGATGCTACCAAAGAATCATGGGAGAAGATCAATAAGGGTGAGAAACTAACCAAAGAAGAAATAGATGCTGATGAAGGTTTAAAGGCTAGATTAGAGTTAGCTGCACTATCGCAGTCTACAGGTAAGAGTGCTAAATTAGTATTTTATGAGGACTACAAGCAAGAGCCAGCAGGGGCAAAAGCTCCAGTGTTAGGTGGTAGACCAAGAACACCTCAGAAGGAATCTACAGAGCTAGAATACAAAGATGTTGCGGCTAATAGAAAGAGGTTGTACGGTTTTTAATTAATATGATATAATCACAATTAGGATGAAAAGATATCCAGCTTACGGGCTGGTTTTTTTGTGCCTAATATTAATTATTTAAGGAGAAAAAAATATGGCAGATGGTTCACTAACTCCCACAAGGAGTGCTGTTGGTTCCAATGTTTATAATTTCGCTACAGCTAAGGCAGCAGCCACAGTTGTTGACGGAATTTTAAATTATCCAATGTTTGCTTCTAGATTGCTTTATAAAGGTAAACAATTTAGCGGTGATGGCAGAGGAGAACAACCAACTATTATTAAAGACGTTAAAATTTCTGGAAGAAGTCAATTCCAATGGTTTGATGGTTTGGATTCCCTCAATTCTAGTGCTGAAAACGTAGTAGTTCAGCTTCAGTTCAACGATGCACACGCAAGTATGCCTATGGTTGAAATCATGACCGAATCTTTCGCAAGAGAAGGTTCTGGAGAAGATGTTGATTATCCAGCATTCGAATATGAAGATGCTCTTAATGAGACTGTAGAAGGTCTTTCTAGAGCTGTTTTTGATACTTCAGGTGCAGCAGATCAACCTCTTTCTTTGGAAGAAGTTGTTGATGATGGTACTAACTTGGCTACCTATGGTGGTCAGACTCGTGCCAGCTATGACAGTTTGGATTCTACAGTTACCGCGTCAGGTGGAACTATGACTCTAGCTAAACTAGCTACTTTGAGATCAACAATCAGTGATTCTGGTCCTAGAGAAAACCCAACTGTTATCGTTACAAGCGATACAATTGCAGATCTTTATGAACAGTTCCTAACTCCTACAGTTACAAGAGAGTATAAATCTATGGCTATCAATGGAATGTATCCAGTAGCTACAGACGCTCCTAGTATGGGTCAAGGATTTGGTGGGGTGAATACCTATAGTGGTATCCCAATCATCAGAGACAAACGCAGCACAAGCGGCGTTCTCTATATGTTGAATGAGAACTACCTACACTGGGCAGGTAGAACAAGAGTTCCTACATCATTTAAGGAATTTGTTAAACCAGTCAAGCTCGGAAAAGGAAAAGTGGTAGAAGGTCAGGTCTCACAAGGTCCAACCAAATATCACGGATTTTTCTATCAAGCCAAGCAAATGATGCCTAACCAAGCTGGTATCATTTCTCGCTTCTATCTGTTCGGCCAAATGTGGTCAGATCAGCCAAGAAGGCAGGGTAAATTAACAGGTATTACAGGAGTATAAAAACTCTAAGAAAGGAAACTTATGTCATTAACAGGAGGAATAGTCCTAACAGCTAGCGACATCTATAAAAATGATGTCATTAGAAAACATGCCATCGGTGCCTGTGGTCAAGATAAACATGGCGATCTTTACAGATATGCCAAACTCGCCACCACTGACGGAGTAGCAGGAAAGCTACACACATCTCTCGGAAGAGAGGCTAATCATCAAAATCTCGCATTGAGTGCAGCAGCCGCAAAGGGAGCCTACTCAGTAGCCCCAACTGTTGGCGCAACCGCAGTAGATGCAGATGAATATGTTGGCGGATACATGTGTTTCAGCGATGTCTCACCAGAGGGTGAATGGTACAGAATTGTAAGTCATGGAGCCAGTGCTGGTTCTGAGGCTGTTACGTTCTATCTAGAACGCCCCCTACTTACAGCAGCTACCACTTCTTCGGAAGTTGCGCTAGTTCGTAATGTATGGAACGCTCCAGCTATCTCTCAGCTCATTGCTGAAAGACCAGCAGGTGTGTGTGTGATAGATGTCGACGTATCAGTAGCTCCATACACTTGGTTGAAAACCAGAGGTGTACAACCAGTTCTAATGGACACCACAGGTGTCACAGTAGGACTTAAATGTACTATCTCCGATCAGGTTGATGGTGCAGCAGGACTTTACAGTGATGTAGATGCTGAATTTGAAATCGGTCAGGCTATGCAAACAGGCACAGCAGGCGAATTCAATCCAGTTTATTTAACTATTGATTAGTTAGTACACTAAATCCCCTTTTCGGAGGGGATAAGTGTGTAAATTAACACAAGTCTACCCCGACTAATAAGGAGGAAAGGAAATTATGGCATTAAATATAGAAGAAATAGTAAGAGGTCTTAGATATCAAGACACAATAGCAACAGATAAGCCTGTTGATTTTGACTCAACACTTAATGTTGAAGAAGCAGTTACTCTTCAAAGCACCTTAGCAGTTACTGGGGCTATTACAGCAACAGGTGGTGTAACAGGTGGAGTTACAAAGATTGTTGAAAGCGTATCAGCAAGTGATACATTACTAGCAGCTGAATCAGGAACAATGTATGTAGATGTCAAAGGAAGTGCAACCACTGTCTTTACTCTACCAGCAGCAGTAGCAGGTACTACTTTCACATTTGTTTGTGGAGATGCAGCAGGAGAAATTTTAATTACTCCAGTAGCAGGTGATGCAATTGTTACCAAGATTCATGCGGCAGAAAATGGAACAGCTCTAGCTCCAGCAGCAGGAACAGGTATTAAAAACACTGCGGCCACTAATGTGGTTGGTGATTCAATTACCCTAACAGCCCTAGATGGTACATCATGGTATGGAACATCAATTGTCGGTTTATGGGCAAGTCAATAAATAGTTTAGTAAAGGAAATTTATGGCAACTTTACAAGGTCAGCAGATCGATGCTAATTCTCGAACTATTAATTCTAATGAGGCTATTCTTTTAACATCAGAGTGGACTTTTGTTCTCAATGAAACTGGAGATCAAGCAGCTCACACTCTTTTTACTGTTACAGGAGATGTTCTCGTGTCAGTGTGGGGTATTTGTAAAACTAATATCGCAGGAGCAGGAACTATGGAGGTAGGAGTGGCAGGTGAAACTAATGGGCTTATCGCTCAGATTGCAGATGCTACAACCCTAGATGCAGGAGAGGTGTGGGTAGATGCTACACCAGGTTTTACGCAAGTAATTCCATCAACCTTTGTGGTAGGAGCAGGTAAAGACATTATTCTTACTATTGGAACTGCTGATCTAACAGCGGGAGTTGTAGACTTCTACTGCACATTTAGACCTCTCTCGGCAGGAGCTGATGTTACTGTGACTGTCCCAGCATAGTGTATAATATCCTCTATGGATGTTTCAGACTTAAATAGAAAAGAGCAAGATAATAAAAAGATGGTTTTTGTTTTCAATCCAAGTAATAAGGATTTTAAGTTTAAGTTTGACGGCAAAGAATACGACGTTCCCTCTAGAGATTTTAAAGAGTTCCCCCTTCATATAGCAAATCATGCTAAAAAACACCTAGTTAATTATTTAATCAACACTAGAGATATAGGTATTATTTCTCCAGAACAAAGAGCTGAATTATTAAAAGAAATAGAGGTTAATGATGAATAGCATAGATAAAGACTCAGTAAATAAAATAACCGATGAGCTGAAAACACTCATTGATGATATGTTAGCCCTAGAACTCAGTTTAGAGGCAAAAGAAAGCTCTCTTTTAGCCAGAGAAACCTCTCTAGAGGCTGAAAAACGGCTTATTAGTAAGATGAAGGTAGATTCTAGCAATATTGAAGAAAAAGTTGAAAAAGATATATTAAAAGCAAAGAAATTACTACAAAATCATAAAAGAGAAGAAGAGTTTATAAAACAGAAGAAGAAAGCACTAGAAAAAGAAGAGATTGAGGTTGACGCTAAGATTAAACACCTAAGTGGCTTAGATGAGAAGCAAAAAGAACTAGATACAAGAAAAGTTGGCTTAGATGAAAGAGCTGGTGTTCTAACAGAATGGGAAGATCAGTTGAAGAAGAGAGAAATGCTAGCTGAAAGAAGGCAGAAGTTAGCTGGTGAGAAACAGAGGATGTTAGATGTTAAAGAAACTAAACTTGATAAGAAGGCACAGCAATTACAACAAATGATAATGTGATATAATATGTTTATGAAGAAGTTAAAACAACGATTCAATAAAGATGGCTCCCCCGATAAAAGATTTAAGAAGAAAAAGAGTGTAGAAGAGATTTTAAAAGATCCTAAAGTTGAGTCTGTTACTACAAATACTGAGGGTGCTACTTATGTTAGTGTTAGACCTTCAGACCCAAACGAACTCCACGAACAACTACTCAAAGACAACAACCTCAAGCTAGACTTTGACGTACTAGAAGGCACTGTTACAACTAAACACGGTATTATTAAGCTAGATAAACCTACACTGGTTATAAAGGCCTCCTATGTCAGAGATTAATGCGCTAGACGCAAGACAAAGAAGAATGCGCTCCCTTGATATAATAAGGGTTCACAACACTACCTCAGAAGATTTTGTGTTCTGGAGTGATAAACTTGGAGTAGCACCCAAGAAAACCATAGTTCCAAAGGCTCAAAAAGATATCGGTAAGGGTAGAGGAAATAATGATCTTCCCAGATATTTAGCTCAGAGATTTACCAAGAAACTAATTGAGCAAATCATAACCAAGAGAGCTAATCAGCAGTTAAAAGATATCAGAGATAGAGATAGAAGATTACCAAGAGGAGAGCGCTTACAGTCAGAAGAAACCGAAGTTGTTAGGACTAACGACACAATAACATGGGAAGACTTGTTTCCAAAGATTTGGCTTGGTGTTATTGAAAAATACGGTGGAGAAGATATATTTGATCCAGGAGACGGTATGCCAGAGGTTACAGGAAACAGCCTACAAGATACAATGGAAAACTTAGGAATAGCGGATAAACCTTATGTCAAGCCAGAAATCACTAAAAAATAAAATACTAGAAATATTTGATGTGTATTACTCAGAGAATACCTCTGTGAAGTCTATTGTCAGAGAACTAAACAGAAATGGTAAGTTTGATATTAAGAAAACAATAGAGGTATTATTTTTATTAGCAGAAGAAATAGAG